GTATAAAAAAGGTGGTAAAGTCGGTAAGAAAAAACAAGGCTTCAAAGCAAGAAAAGATGAGTCTATTGCTATGAGAATCAAAAAGAAAAGAACACCTGCACAGTTAAAAGCTAGCAGAGATGAGTCTTACGGTAAGTTTGGTTCTAAGGCTAAGAAAAAAGGTAAAATAAATAGGTAATGTAATGGCTGATGAAAAAAAAATAAGTAAAGCAAACGCAGATCAAATAAAAAAGTTTATTTCAGAAAATAAAAAAAAATTTGAAAAGTCTAAAAAAGAAGACGACGTTAAAAAAACTAAAGATTCTGATTATGCAAAAAAATCTATGAAGACAGACTTATTTGTGCAAGGCAGAAGCCCTGAAAAATTCCCTGGTTTTGATCAAGCGGACAGAATCAGAGGTGGTTTAAAAAAAGGTGGAAGAGTTAAAAAAAGAAACACCAGACGTATGAATAGACTTGAGGAGCTAGGTCGAGTTGATGCTGAGAAAGCTTTTACTAAAAAAGGCAAAAAAAATCTTAAGGCTGAAAAGAAAAGAATTGTTAGAGAACTTAAATCCTCTGGCGGTTCTGCAGGTGCAGCTATAAGAGGTAAAGGTTGCGAGATTAGATAGTGAGTAAAAAAAATATTCAAAAACTTCTGAAACAAATGGGTCAGAAGAAAAAGAAAAAACCTATGAAAAAATCTTCTCGTGT